CATCGGTCACATAATTTCCCTCGGGTAATTCGTCGTAACATATCGAACATAGATAGTCGCTTCCCGTATCTGCTGTATCGGTGTAATTCTTATGCGTGCAATCTTTGGAGTAGGGGATAACGTCGTATGTTCGGAATTCACGATACATTAATCCCTCAAGAGGCTTGGGATTCTGCATGTACTGGGTCTCAAATATGAAGGGATCCGCTTCTTGGTATCGCTTTAATTTATCAAGCGCGAACCGATCCTCCCAAAGTGCACGTTCGGTAGGTAGCCCTGCATCTAAGATTGCGGGGAATTTGACAACATCCCATTCTCCACCTTCCTCTATCGTGCCTTCAAGCTGCAATAAGTATCCGCAAAAATCATCTGGAGCGAGCCTTTGAGCTGTTACAATGACCGGGGTGCGAACGTCATTAAGACGGTTCTTGAATGTAGAAGTCCACAGTTCGCCAATGCGCTCTTTGGTAGTACTGGAGTAGCTATCCTGCGCCTTCATTGGGTCGTCAATACTCATTGCACCGCTGAATTCTTGTGCTCCCAGTTTACCGCATCCAAATCCTGTTATTTGACCCATAAAGGGAGCCGCATACATTACGCCCCCGCTTGAGGTGGATATACTTCCTTTGGCATTGTTGGACAGTTCGACATTTGGGAAGAATGCGCGGTAATTGGGATCCTCCATGATCCTTCGTATGTTCGTAACATTCCGGGTAGTAAGTTGATCGCTACTCGAAAGATGCATGAACTCGGAACGCGGATTGATGGCAAATCCTATCGCAGAGAAAGACACGACGGCTAACTCTGTTTTAGAATGTCGCGGAGGAATGTTAAACATGAGCCTATTAGTCGGGTGTTCTCCACGGAGTACTTGGTCGAGTTTATGGCATATTATTCGATGATGGGGCGCAATCCGAAAAGGTTGTTTGTTCACAGCCTCGAACATTACGGACGTAAATGCCAAACACCCTTCCTTCAACAAGAAGTCACCTACACTGGAATAATCAGTCATCGCTCCTGCTCATTTGTATTAATTGAAAGAAACGATCTGTGTTGAATGTCGGCTGCGGAAGGTCATTACCTTTAGTGTCAGTGTTGGCAGTTTTCTCCGGGGCATTGTATCCGAGCATGCGGTTGATGGTTTCTATCGCCTTGCTTTTGTCCATCAATTCCACGACGGGGCTACCTGAACGGTCAATCTTTATGGACTGGATTAAACGCCGTTTTTCAGGCGGAAGAGATTTTAGGTCTTGGAAAGAAATTGAGGGAACCTGCCGTACGCCATATTCGGTTTTCATATCAACCATGTCGGCATCGACAAAGTCGAGTACGTCGGCATTAATGATGGATACATTAAGCCGGATTAGCTCCTCTTTGGTGATAAGTTCTTTTTCGGCTAATTGGGCTTGAAGTTGTTTTACCCTTACCGTAACCTTACCGTTAGAAAGCAATTGAGATGCCTTGACAGATATCACATTATCTGTCATTCTGGAACAGTCATACGCAAAACGATACGCCTCGGATGCGTTGCCGCACTCGAGGTACTTGTTGCAGAACTTCTCCTGCTTTATCGTCAGCTTCCCTTCTGCCATGAAAAACAATCTCTCAGGGCAAAGGTGGGAGCAGGCATTTTAATAACAATGGATTCCGCCCCTAATTTTTGAGGCTTTTATCTTTGGATGGATTGTTCTAAAAGTTTGTGTTTTCCTCATAGGGAAAACTTACTTTGGTGGTGTTTATTGTTCTAAAGGTACAAAAAACCGTTACGTGAACGACTCAGATTTTGTGTCACTTTTTTATTGCTATTTAACGCATAGCGAAATGATAGATATTCCTATACTTACAAGCGAAACTAAAAAAGCTGCCCACGCCCACCGTCTATTGCGTTTTATTTCTTGTATTGACAATTCCCTAAATTCACGCTCTTGTCGAAGGGTTATTTCGCGCTCCTGTTGTTGGGCAAATATATATTCAGCACCACCATTATCAATTAATACTGCTGTGTTGCACGTTTTTTCTAATGCCAAATTAGATTTGCGAGTGGCCTCATATTCGACCAACGTATTCATTACTCTATCAGCCTGTGCTTCGTTCTGAGCTAATCGGTAAACATCAACGATAAGTAATGATTTACGCGGGTCGTTTATACTCGACAAAATTTCGTTTGTAAACGAAATATCCTCTTTATGAATCATGTAGTTACTCTATTTTTATATTGTATTCATTATCGTAAATGTATATATGCACCTTCTTGGATTCCCGCGTCCCGTTATATTCAGTGCGGGTTACTTTTAATAAATGGCTATCGGCTTCCTGTTCTAAGTATTCAACTGCATACCGTGGCGCTTGGTCATAGGAGCCCGTATATTCATCGAAAATCGCTACTTCCTGAACGTCGGATAGTTCGCCATGATCGTAAGCCACTAATTTGATTGATTGATCTGGACTTGTATACGCGAGCCAGGATTCTACATCATTAGGGTTTATGAGGATGCGAGATTGCGTATAATCTGCATTGGCGAAAGCTGCATCTATTATAGCTGCCGTCGATTTATTAGGTAAGGAATTGAACGTAAATGTATTTATTTCATTAATGCTCGAATTATAAAACCATACGGTTTGCTGCTGCGAGTCTGGAGAGAAGAATCTGAGGTATAAATAAAAGAACGGAAAGTCCCTATACAAATTTCCAAAGTTATGATGACCTACCGCAGCCGAACTGCGCATTTCTTCTAATACCGTCCTCCTGATTGTGTTATTATCCGATGTATATACAACAAAGTCAATTCGAGTTCTATTATTTTCCCAATCGCTGTATCTTATTGCGGCTGTGAAGTAATTATCCCCGAATGTTAATTGAGTTGGCCAGATCTCTGTAACATCATATTTATATTCCTCCCCATATTCTGTATATCCGACTGGTTTTCCCCAGTCTGTGTAATCATATATGCATTTACGAGTAAAGTAATCGAATACTCCAAGCCATGCATATGTGTTATTTCGCTTGCCCAAT